AATAGTATAAGGCTGAGCATCCGATACAACAAATAAGCAACCATACTTCTTAATGAACTCAGGTAGTCTTTCCTCAAGCACATCTTTGCTTACTCTATATGCAGCAATAACTACCGGAGTAGGCCCTATCTTTGTTGGTAAGTAAATATCTTTGATAATAACTATATGACAGGTAGAACCTAAGTCTACACCTAGATAACAACCAGAACCAGAATCAGGCATCGCCAATGGAATAGTAGCGACCTGCTTAGAGGCTTCTGTAATCTTTACAGAGTCACCACCTTCATACGGCAGGGCCAATACAAAGTTATAGAAGTCTTCTATCTTCTTATAGCCATCCAGCCGTTTATCAGAAGCTCTAACAATCTCTAGCGCACTAATATAAGTAGCGTCAAGTTGATTGATATGATACCCACTAATACCACTATCAGGGTCTCTATTACGCTCTGGGAACTCTGCAACCCACTCACGGTACTGCCAACTTCTATCTAGCTCTCTATGGCATTTTTTACAGCCAATGAATGGTTGATACTCATATTCTTTCTCAATATATAGTTCAATAAACTCATCATTATGTGGTATTACTTTACCAGTAGAGTGCTCTTTAAAAAATATACTTGTGGGCCAATCTAAGGTTTGTTGTTCTCCACAGTGGTTACATTTGATAAAGAGTCGCTTACGATCCGATCGGTTGTAAAGTTCACTAACTCCATAATTTGGAATTGTAGGCGTACTAATGTATCTTTCATACTTATAAGCAGAGTGTTGTAATCGTGACTTGTATTGATTGAGTACCCGAGGATTAGAGAAGTTAACCTCGTCATAGTTGTTTGCGTCTGACGGTACAGAGATAGCAGCTCGGGAACCGAACGTGCCTCTAAGGTTGAGGAAGGAGCTACCGATTCTTTTAAGTTGGACACTATCAACCCCTCCTGTGCCAAGCCTCTTAACTACTGGACATTCTTCCATAATAACATCAGCACGGCTTTTGGCAAATGTGCTCATGTCTCTATCAGTGGGTTGAGTGAAGATCCCCTGTGAGCCTTGATGCTTAACTAGGAATGCTAGCATCCATCTAAAGAAGCACTCAGTAAAACCCATCTGAGCGCATTTCTCCATCACCAATATACGGGCAGGATCGTCTACCGGGGAGAATTGATATTCATGATCCCGAAATGAATATTTCTTAGCTTTAAGCAAGGTATTCTCACATATCCAGTCAGAGTAAGACTGCTGTGAGTTATCACCGTACTTTATTCTAAGTATTTCTTGAAATGCTAGACCATACTCAGTATCTTTTATCACTCTAGCATCCTCATAATTATAGCATCCCGATAGACGGGGTCAACAGTAGCTATGGTATCGAGGACTGCTTCTTGGAACTTTTGCATCTGTTGGGTATTGTATAAACGCTCTTGAAGCTTTAACGCCTGCTCCATGAATGTTGAGATCGTCCTTAGCGACTTACGTGTTTCCTCAGGATCTGTAGATTGGTCTTGTACAAGTCCTTGTTGGAGTATACGTTTTGCTATCTTATAATTATACGTAAGTTCATTCATAAGGTCCAGTGGCGCATCATCTATGTCTGGTAGGGCTGGGGCTGGTGTAGGACTTACTATTTTTAATTCCCCACGACACTCTTGTAAGAACTCGATAACCTTTGTGATAGTGGCCGGTGTTTCTAGAGTCTGTTCGGCAACTGTAGCTATGAGCACATCTGCTTGCATAGGCCCAGTATAGGTCTCAATCGCTTTCATTATCTTGCGTGCTGTCTCAAGTGTAATCATGGGCTATATAATATCGTATTTGGAAATAGGTAAGGCCAAATATTTTTAAGTAGATTGTAGATTATTTTAGGGATTCTGTGGTGGAGGGCTGGTAATTCTGGATGATTCTATGGACTTGCTTATGGAGATTTTGTAGGTTTACTTATTGAGATTTTGTAGGTTTGCTTGTGGAGATTTTGTAGGTTTGCTTGTGGAGATTTTGTAGGTTTGCTTATAGTATACTAGGCTTATGGGGGTGGGGGTTGGCAATTCCGAAGGATTCTGTGGGCCGGTTTAGACTTAGCGCAAACGCTAGCGGATTATCAATGTATTGGATTTCCAAAAAGGAAAAATATGAAAATTTTTGAAACGGGCCTTCTATATTTTAATGAAAAATATTTAAAATACTTAATGGGTAGTATGTTAAGTATTTTAGAATATTTTTTAAATTTTATTATTCCGCCCGAAGGGCGGAGTTTAAATGGTTTGCGGCCTCACGCAAACCATTTAAATAGGTCCTCAGACATCTAGATTCACGATGTCTGATCATTGACGAGATTCATGTCAATGATATGTTTTTGAACCTCTCAGAGCTTGCTCTGATACAAACCACCTCTTAAAGGAGATTACCATGTACGCTAACAACATCGCAATTATCGCTTTCGTCGCAGCAGTTCGTAACCACATCATCGCAGCATGCTATGAGATGGCAGACGGTTGGTTGCCTTGCATCAAGGCTAAGGTTTACGCCGCTCTGATCACTACCAATGGTAAAATCTACTACGGTGCCAACTGGATGACTGTTGGTGGTATTGAGGTATGTCCTCGTGTCGCAATGGGCACGACATCCTATGAGCCTTGTGCCACGATCTGCGGTCAAGGCGTGGAGTTCCACGCTGAGAGGAACGCCATGTGGAATGCCTTCTATAGCGGTGAGACCGACCTCTCCGGCTCAACGATGCTGATCGTTGGTCATGTGTACTGCTGTGAGACATGCACAGCAGCGATGCTTGAGGCTGGTGTGGCTGTAGCATCATCTCTCCACTCTGGCGTATACATAGAACGCGAGGGTGACACCTTCGTCGAACACAACAGCCGTCCTGCACTTGGTACATATACTATGCTGTAATAGCTATAATTTCTATTAACTCTTTCCCAGCGTGTGGGGATGCACACGCACACACTTACCTAGGAGGTATATACCATGAACGCAACACTGACTATCGTATCAATCATCGCAGCAGCTTTCGCAGCAACAGGTTCATTGATGTTCGTGAATCGCAAGGATCGTCACGGTGTAGTGCACGAGGCACAGTATGAGACAGGCTCTATGGTCTTTCTCATGGGTAATGCAACAACTATAGCCCTAGGTCTTCACATTGGTGACCTTGTCCTAGTGTCGGCTCAGCTAGGACTTGTATGGTTCACCATCCCAATGTATGTGAAGCATCGGCATGCTAAGGCATTCACTGCTGGATGTCTTACATGGTTCCTTGGGTTACTGATCTTCTTAGGCGTTGCTACTTCCTTCCACTTCACTGCAACATATGTTGGAGGGGCAGCATCTATCATCGCCATCTATGGTGCATGGCTGATGAGCAAGTTTCGCTTCACAGGCATGGCATGGTGTTGGTTGATTGCTGACCTTATCTTCACCTATGTAGCAATCCTCAACAACCTTCCAATCCTTGGTGTCCTTGCTACTATCTTTGTATACCATAGTGCATGTAGACTCCTTGGGTATACACGAGTTGGCCTCTTTAAGATGGAGAAAGCAGCATAACGGTTTTTACTCTTTCCCAGCGTGTGGGGATGCACACGCATACACTTACCTAGGAGGTATATAATGGAACGTTTAATTTATGCAATAATTACTGGTTATATCGCGGTCCTCATGTCATATGTGTCTACACTTAGACATGAACCACTCTGCGCTGCGTGGTCAGCAGTAATAGCAGTAATCATCTTTGTTCTGACCATCATATGTCTATGGGATGAACGTAACTACTACAAACGCTTTGTTAGCCATAGCATAACTATATGGGGCAAAGACTTTAATTAGACTATATATCTAGGGGCTGCGCATCTTACACGCAGAAATAAGAATAATATAAGGTACAATATTATCTAGCATAAACAGCTAGATAAGAATATGAAGGTATTAATACAACATGGTATAAGTAGGGAAGGTGTACTGATACAACACGGTATGGGTAGTAATGAGCGTCGGGCAAAATACTCGTGCAAGTGGCGCATGCAGTAGTAACTCACTACTTGCTATTTGCATGTCAATATAATATGCTGTACTTACTTGCTTACTTGCTCGTAAGATTATAACATGAAAGGAGGTGACTCTACTTGTTCAAATATCGTGCTTTCTTCTATGAGTACATGGAAGGCGCACGTCCTATTAGCCATGAAGTTGATGGCGAGTGGACGTATGACTTCGACACTCTCGAAGAAGCTAAAGCCGCTCTTTTGAAAGAGAACGACGGTATCGGTGGTTATATCACTGAATCCCGCGTTGTCTTCACACTGGAGCAGTAATAGCTACTAGCACAACTGCTAGCTATGGAGGCTAGCCGGGCTTAAGCCACCTGGGAACAGAACGGCCTAATTAATACAGTGGCGAAACGTCGTGAGACGTCGTTATAGGGTGACGCCTATAGCCTGATGATGCCAGTCATTCAGAAAACTAACTAGAAAGGAGGTGATATTATAGAGATAACTATGCACGTTTCAGTCCTACTGAAATACGTGTATGGTAAACTAACTAGGAAGGAGGTGATTAACATGACAAAGTCTGCCAACATTATCGGCATTCACCGTGATGCAATCGTTTCACAACGTTGCCCAGAATGGTGTGTTGCTGATGCACGTCGCCATTCCAAATGGAATGGTGCACGTCGCCGTAAACTTGGAAAGCTTGTTCGCATAAAAGCTTACCACAAACTCACCGCTAATAACATTTATTAGCACATGGCGAAACGCACTGTCGTGAGACAGAGCGTCGTATGTAGGTGATGCTACATACCTGATGATGCCAGTCATTCAGAAAACTAACTAGAAAGGAGGTGATATTATAGAGATAACTATCTGGTGTCCTATCTGTGGACGAGTAATAGCATGATAATCTAGTGCCTGTCCTCTATATACATCACTATACAGAGGACCTACATTCTATCTAAACATAATAAGGAGACATACTATGTACGAAGTGGCCATTTTCATCATATGTGCAGTAATTGACAGGATTATTCAGAACAATAAAAAAGAAAAAAGAATGTACAAAGGAGGTGCACTATAATGGAGGCTATATTTATTAAATTACTAATGGTTAGTCCTGATCGTCTTGCTACTATTAAAAGGGTTGTCCAAAAAAGCAACATGCTTGATACTTATAAACCTCGATATGAAGCTAGGCTTATAAGTATTGCTAAACAACACAACTTGATATAGAAAGGAGTATATATGAAACCACATGTAAAGATCAGCTATATCCAAGCGATTAATTATTGCATAATGAATGGAGGTGATATCGAGGAATTAAAACAATATGGTTACACAGAATGTAACACCAGTGTAAACATATATTGGCAAAAAACAACCGGCAAATGCTTTTTATTCGCTGACACAAGTATGGCCATATATAATAGCCTTGAGATATGGCATGAAAGGAAGAACTCTACAAAGAAAACTAAATGTACTATACTGGCTAATAAGGGATGCATACATTACTATGCAGAAGACCTACCTTCTACCTAAACATAATAAGGAGAATCTATGCAAGTAGCTCATGAACTTCCAAAAATGGAAGCAGTAAAGAAACAACAGAAACTAACTAGACTGACATTACCTAAGCGTCAACTACCAATAAGAGAACCTGTCTATAGGATAGAAGTCCTATATAAAGATGAGGACTTTGTAATACCAAGACTTCGATATGACAATAGCCTTCTTGGTGGTTTATTTATAAAATTAGGCTTATTTTGTCCAAGACTTAAAAATGGTGAATACACATTTGCATTTACAAACCATGGTATTGTACAATTTATGCCAGCAATAAAGAAATGGCTTACTGATACTGACAGATTTGGTTTGTCATACTGTGAACTATTTGTGTACGAAATAACACAAACTAGCAAAGTGATATTTAGTGATAAAACTCAGGTAGCTTACAAAGGTAAATTTCAGCGTAAGAAGCATGAGTTAGTAACACGGATTGTTCTTGTAAAAAATTCACTGCAAGACCAACTCAACTAGAAAAGGAGGATCAGAGGCGCGGGAGGTATGCCATAAGCCTCAATGATGCCAGTCATTTACCACTAAACAACTAACAAATGCACTTGGAGGTGCACAATGAAAAGAACAATTGCAAGAAGTAACGTAGTGTGTATAGCCCAGCAGATGCATAAGACTTACGCTAGTATTATGCATCCTAAGACTATGCCTCGCTGGCAGGATACGCTGGCCTTCGCTGCACGTGAGCTGAAGTTTTATAATGATCACGGTGGCTATGGCTGTGTAGCTGATACCTTTTTGATAGCCGTCCACCAGCTCGGCCTCGACAAGTAACACCCGGCGAAACGCACTGTCGTGAGATAGTGCGTCGTCACACAGTGATGCGTGTGGCCTGATGACGCCAGTCACAGAACAATCAAAGGAGGATGTATGTTAGTTTATCTTGCTTCACCCCTGGGCTTCTCGCCCGAACACATCAACTATCTTGCTAAGATAGTTGCCACACTCACCAGTGCAGGTCACTGCGTGCTCAACCCATGGGCAATCAACTGGAGCGAAGACATTGAGGCATGTCATGCTCTTACTACAGTAGCAGAGCAGAAGGAAGCATTCAGTAAGCTTGCCTTCAAAATAGGTCATGAAAACTGGCTAGACATTAGCCGTGCACAGTGCGTCTTGGCAGTGCTTGATGGTACTGAACCGGATAGTGGCACAGTAGCAGAGCTTGGCTATGCTGCAGGTATGGGCAAGACTGTCTATGGCCTACGCACAGACTTACGTGATGTAGGTGACTTACCTCATGTACCTATTAACTTACAGGTACTATTCTTCATAGAGAACAGTGGTGGTCAACTATTCCGTAACATTTCTCACATCAACCTGAAAGGAGGTGATAACAATGCTATATAAATTCTTTATTAAAGCGATGTCTTCTGACATCGTAACCGTATGCTCAGTACTGCCACGTAATCTACGGCAATACTACGCAGACCAACTTTTGCTGATGAAAACCGAAATGGAATTCGGAATCACTGCATAAGTCTCCCTAGGCGTCGGACAGAATCCTTGTCCGACGCCGCAACCCTAAACTTAACTGGAGGAACAAATGCATTATCGTATAACACTCAAAGCTACACATACATCTAACCCATTCAATATCAGTTTCCCAGCAGCAAATCGTATTAAAGCTAAACAGGAAGCAATAAATATGTATCCTGACCACATTATTGTGGCAGTAAATCCAGGGAGGTGTCTAATATGAAAGTTCCAAACAACGAGAGCAAAGCTAGTTGGATGATTAAACAAAAAGCTGAACATCCTGAATCAGCTAGACTAAAAGTGAGTCTCCGCTATGAGACTCACCATCCTGGTTACTCTGCATTCATCGAATCAATCGAAGCAAAGATTGATTCTGGGCGCGGCTACAAAGGACGTCACGAAGAGACAGGGCGTAAACCTGGCACACGCATTTTATCCCGTATGGTTTGGGATGCTGATGCTGGCTGTAATGTTGAAGAGTTCTACATAGGCTAGGAGTACAATATGAAACGCATTATAGATACCTTTAGCGCGATATGTAACAACCGAGTCTATGAGTATCCAATAGACCGAGAAGTACCAACACCTGCTGATGTATTTGAAAAAGTCAGCTACATGGATGCCATCAAAGCTATAGAACTTATGGCTTGTGATGAGGAGTTCATTCGTAAACATCTTAGGATTGGGTCCACTCCGCCAACCAAAATCAACATCTTTAAGATGTCTGATGAAGACAAGCGGTTACAGACTATGATACATGACATATTTGATGTCACATATATCTGTAAGTAACGTTAACCACAAGGTCAGAAGAGTCGAAGATTGGATAACACCGATCACAGTAACCATGACCAACAACTACACACCTTGGAGGTGTACCATGGCTTCAAAACCTATTATCCTTAACAAAGAAGAAAGACTGCAGTACATCAAAGAATGTGCAATCCGCATCCGTGAGGAAAAAGCTCGTATTGCAAAAATATATGAAACTGAGCCAGAAATAGCCGAGCAGTTTGGCTATGATGCTGATTTTATGACCATTGAGAATCTTCAAGGCTTTATAATGAACGGCGTTCAGAAGATTCAAGGTGGCTTTCGTAAGATGCCTGTAATTATCCTGTAGTTAACAGTCCTGAGCATGACAGAAAACTGCTCTACACTTGGAGGCACAAAATGAGATACTTCTACATGGTAGATCCTAACTCAAAACTTAATCAGAGTATATCCGCAGTAAAAGAAATTACACTTGAAATGCATACTTATGCAAATGAGCACGGTTTTGTATGGCTCAATGAGGAAGAAGCTATAACCAGACAACTTGAGATTCCAAACTCAAGTGGACACCGTGGAATCATCACAAAAGAAAGAACATGGCAGGTTCCAGTTAAGATTGAAGATCGTGCAATCTGGTGTTACTGGATGCTTAAATGGTATGCTGTTTGGGAATATCGTCCTATTAATAAAAAGCCATCAGCAAAGGTTATGGCAAATGTTGAACATATTTTCCGTATAAACTCTGGCTTACCAATCAACCATAACATTCAGTTCAACTGGTAGTTAACTCTTTCCCAGCCCGGACCCGAGGCTAAAAATATCGGGCACTATAATTAGGAGGCATATCATGTCTGAAATCAAAATTTGGATTAACAAAGAACTCACTGGCAATAAACCTTATATGGGTGTTGTATTCATTGACTCATATGGCGATGTACTGCTTAAAGAGCTCACACTTCAAGATAGCGGTATCTTTGATGAGTACTTTACACTGTGTAGTATTTGTGGGTTACCAGTTGTTGATTCTAGTATTGTGCCTGATACAGGTGGCATGTGTGACCATTGCTACAAATCAGTACCAGTAACCATCACTGACTAGCCTAGTATTAACCTTTAAAGGCTAAATTATTTGACTACAAGGTCAGAATGACGTCTGGGTAAACCGGACACAGTACTCAATGACCAACAACTTAACACATCATGGAGAATGTTATGGAAACCTACAAAGAACAACTCGAGAATATGGGTATTGCTGAGACACGTACACAAGACTTAGCAGATGCAATGGACAAACTGGCAAGTGCAATCTGCAAATTGGATCTCCATAACCTACGCGTGTTCACCTCGAAGTTTGGCCTCCTTGGTCACCTCGATATGTACTGCCGTGTTGAAGGAATCCGTAATGTAGCGCAAGAGATGTACAATATTAACCTGAAGCGTGCTTCTAAACAGATTGACTTCAATGAATTCCCTGACTTCAGTGATAAGCTGTTTTACTTAGCTGAGCAGGCTGCTGAAATTCGCAT